CTTATGGGGCCAGTTGGAACTGGAAAAACTAGCCTTGCAATAAGTATCTTACGAACTGCAATCAATCAAGGGTATAACGGCTACCTAATCTCAATGATAAGCCTGCTCGACACCTTGCTTGTTTTGAGTAAAGGACCAGCCGAACACTACTTGAAATTTGAAAACAAAATTCGTAATTGTCCATTACTGGTGCTCGATGATTTTGGGGCGGAATACGACAATAAATGGGTCGGCAATAAAGTCGATGCCATTATATCTGATAGGGTAGAACGTGGCAGAGCTACTATTATTACAACCAACTTGAATGTAAAGCAGATAAAAGACGGATATGACAGCCGTATTTATGACCGCTTGAAGTCCACATCGTTTCTGCTGCAGTTTAAGGGTAAGTCAAAACGTGATCCGTTAGAAATTAGCGAAATTTAAAATTTTGAGTTATACGGCTACTTTTAATTCCTAACTATAAAATACTCATTGCGAATATTAGAAGTACCGTATCGCTCCGAATTCATATCTTAAATTAAAAAATAATGTTCGAATATACGGAGATAAAAACATGAAAATTGAAGTTACAATAAATGATCCTAAAAATGTGAAATTAAAAATCGAAGGTGAGCCGTTTTGTAACACCCATGAATTAGACGCTTGCGTAGCCTTATGGGGTGCAGCTTTATCCTTATATCATGGGTTAGATAGCGATACCGAAAAAGGTGTTGCAAGAGTTATGGCGTTAAAAGCTATTGCAGAAATGTTAGGAACTGACAAAGATAACGAAAGGGGGTGCAAGTGCTGCAATGAATAGCCTTGTAATATATGGCCGACCAACGACAAAGAAAAATAGTTCGAGGGTTGTAATGGCTGGTCGATATCCTCGTGTCTTACCATCAAAAGCATTCACTGAATATCAAAAGTTAGCGTTACAACAGTTGCAGTTTTACCGAAAACGTTTCTATGTTGCAGGGCCAGTCCATGTCCGGTGCCGCTATTACATGCCGGATAAAAGATCTTGGCCAGACTTGGTCGGCCTATTACAAGCGACTAGCGACATCTTAACCGATGCGAGAATTATCGACGACGATAAATGGATAGTACACTACGATGGCTCGTGTATTGCCGGAGTTGATAAGAGTTCGCCGAGGGTTGAAATAGACATAATTCCGATAACTGAGGGAACTCCGTTACATGATTTAAAACGTAAGGGGACATAATGGAACTGATTATATTTATAGCCGGTGCATTGTTAGGTTGTGCAGTTGGTGTATCTATGATGTGCATATGTATTTGGTCCAGTGAATTGTCAAAAAAGGAGGGTGAAAAATGAATAATATTCCTTACTTTTTGGCTCATTTGCCTATTTGGAAAGCTAGCCATAAAGACAAAGTTAAGGTAACAAAACGTGTTAGGGAACACCAGTTTGATACTGTTGATAAAAAGACGAATGATATTGTTGTAAAAAAATGTCCTATATGTGGCATTAAATATCGTGTATCTTACCGGTTAAGAAATGTCAAAAAGACATGTAGTCCGTCGTGTAGTCAAAAACTACGTAATAGAACGTTAAAGCCTACCGACTGGGTAGAGGACGCTATTAAAATGCGACAAGATGGCATGATTTTATCTGATATTGCATTAAGAGTTAATCGCTCAACAAGTACTGTATGGAAACAATTAAAAATGAATGGGGTCGACAAATGAATAGAAATGAAAATGAATTCGAACAAGTAACAGGTTATCATGACGCAATAATGCCAACACGTAAGACAGAATTTTCTGCCGGCTATGATCTGGCATGTTATCATTCCGGAAGTGTTAAACCGGGCGAAGTGAAACTCCTAGAAACTGGTGTTAAGTGTAAAATTAACCCAGATGAATACCTACAACTGCACTTGCGTTCTAGTGTAGGCATTAAAAATAGTGTAATGCTAGCCAATGGCACTGGCATTATCGATGCTGATTACTATAACAATGAAACTAACGAGGGCCATATCATGATACCTATTCGAAATATTGGCACTACACCTTTTGAATATAAGGCAGGCGATAACTTGGCTCAGCTTGTATTTATGCCTTATCGTGTTACAAGCCGTGATAATGCAACTGAAAAACGTACAGGTGGTTTTGGTAGCACTAATAAATAGGGGGTAAACATGGATAAAAAGTCGTTAGGTTATATTATAGGCAATATGGGCGAAAATGATGTTCTCGATATAGTTGACGAGGAAAACGGCAACCACTATAAGATTGATACTGCTACATATCATCAGGACTTCAAGCAAAATAAAAATGTGGTTACGTTTTATATAAAGGTGGACAAAGAATGGAAGAAACTAGGAACCTTACAATCGAAGAAATAATCAAAATTGCTAGTGAGACAGCCATTGAAAAGTATAAACAAATGGAGGCTGACAAGTGCGAGCAAGAAAGAGAAAAAGCTAGAAAGAACACTAAAAGACTTCTGAAAGGTTACAAGGAACTCAAAGAACATTGCGAGCATGCGGTCGCTAGTGTAGAGAATAGCGTTCCTAGTGATCTACAAATAGTACTCAATGAAGTGTTTAATCGCCGAGGACTGTTAAGAGTTGAGGCTATAGCAGCAAGTAAGAGGCGAACTGAATTGATTATAGAACATATCGATGCTATGTTGGCAGTGTATAAAACTCAATGTGAGCATAGGGAAGTGCCATATTTTGAGATTTTAATCGATTTTTATGTCAATTCTGTACCTGTCGAAGATATAGCTATTTCAAAAAACGTTTCTGAAAGAACTGTTTACAACTATCTTGAAAGGGCAGAAAAGGACGTAAGCATACTACTTTGGGGAGTTCAAGCAGCTTAATGCAAACTTGCAAAAACATTTCATTTACTTTTCAGTTTACATATAGTAAACTATTAGTGTCGAAAAATGTTCATTCTCCTAGGCATTTCAAATCACTCTTTTCGACGACACGCATATACTGAACATTTAACTACCTACGAAAAAGGCTCAGACGTACGGATTTCTCTCCCTGTATGTCTGAGCTTTTTTTGTTATGTAATGAGGGCACAAAATGACAACAATAAAATGTAAGGCATTACAGTGCCTTAATAACAGGAAAGGCAAGTGCATGGCAAACTTTATCGTCATAGATAAATATTGTCGTGCTTTTTTTACGTCCAGTAATGCGAGCCGTTATGAGGGGTGCATAATGAAAAAGGAGCATAATCGGTATAAGAGTAGCAAAAGGAGTGTTCTCAAATGAATATAGTCGAACTGGCTTTAAGTGATATAAAGCCATATGAAAATAACCCTCGCTATAATGATGAGGCTGCAACGTATGTTGCTGTAAGTATCGACCGTTTTGGGTTTAAAATTCCAATTATAGTTGATAAAGATTACGTTATCATTGCAGGGCATACTCGTTATAAGGCTGCACATATTTTGGGGCTTGTTACAGTTCCATGTATCATTGCAGATGATCTTGACGAAAAACAAGTAAAAGCATATCGAATTGCAGACAATCGCATGGCTGAGTTGAGTGAATGGAACTTTGACAAATACAATGAAGAAGTTCAAAAAATGCTTAATAGTGGCATGCTTGATGATATTGAACTATTCGACCTTTTCTGTAAAGAAGAAGACATCAGTCCGGATATGTTCGACTTGGGTGCGTTAGGTGTATATCGATTGACTATTGAAACCGATATCGATGAAGATATAGAGAAAATAAAAGAAATTGCATCTAAATATGAGGGCACGGAGGTCAAAGTAAATGGACATTAAAATATTGGACATTAATTTTATTAAGCCCTACGAAAATAACCCTCGTAATCATGATAAAAATATTGAGGAACTAGCGGAGAGCATTAAAACGTTCGGCTTTAAAAACCCTATTCTAATTAATTCCGATAATGTTATTATTGCAGGTCATGGTCGTTATGCTGCAGCTAAAAAGTTAGGACTTAAAGAGGTACCTTGCATTTATGCCGATGATCTTAATGAGGAAGATTGCAATTTATTTAGAATTGTCGAAAATGAGGCTAGTGCAAAAGCCAACTGGGACATTGATAAATTAATTGAAGAAATTAACGACTGCGATGATGTATTCACTGGCTTTAAATACAAAGAGTTGGAGGCATTAGGCGAAAAACTTGTCGAGGAGGCAAAGGCCATTAACGAAAGTTTAGACGAGAAGTTAAAAGAAAAAGCAAAATATAAAATAACTGTTGTAGTTAATCAACATGAAATATCTAAGGAATTATACGACAAGATAAAAGAGGGAATTTCAGAAAGTGCTACAATCAAAACAAATTATTGAAAAAGATACGACTATCTATGTCATAACACATGGTAGGCCAAACCCTAAAGACAGACCAACAACATGGTGGTTAGAGGAGGCAGGCCTACCTTTTAAGTTTGTTATGAATGAAAAGCAAGTTGATAGCTATTTAAGGGCAGGCGTAAGTGAAAGCCAAATCGTCTCCGTATCAGATGAATGGGAGGACGAATACTTTGAAAAGCATAAAACGTACCCTGTACCATTTCATGGTGCTATCTGCAATCGCCAAATGTGTTTAGAGGACGCCAAAAAGAATGGCAAAAAATATGCTTACCAATTAGACGATAACATTGTGATCTTTGGTGCAGGCAAAGTCCACACTACTGGCAAGACCAAAGAATATTATGCTAGAAACATATTACCTAAAGTGTTTGAGCATTTATATCGTATGTGTGAATGTACGAACATAGGATATATGGGTATTGTATTAGGTGCTACACCTACCGTAGAAAAGAAAATTTTAAGAAATGGCTATGCTTACAGTTGCTTTATTGAAAATGTAGAGGCTGACATAAAGTGGCGAGGTCCATTCGATGATGATGTACTTCATAATTTAGACTTCAATCATAGTGGTACATATACGAATGCAGTATTAAGTGCTTACCATTACACAAAGGAAAGCAAAAGCAATACTGGCATGCGTGCTGCATATGATAAATGGGGACATATTCGACCTATTGCAACAAGTCAGATATATCCGGACCATGTTCAATGTGGCCTTGCAACAAAATCTAATGGGCAGCATATGAGGTTCTATCACAAATTAAAGCCACCTCATAGAAACGTTAGAATTAAAGATGAGGTCGCTTTTAAAGAGCTGATACATGATATACGAGAAACACAGTTACAATGGATAAAATACAATAAGGAGGTGCGAAACAGTGGCTAAAATGGGTCGGCCAAGGGCTGAAATAGACAAGAAAGAGTTCGAGGGCTTATGTGGTTTACAATGCACCTACGAAGAGGTGTGCGACTGGTTTGGGGTTACTCAAAAGACTTTGAACGCATGGTGTAGACGAACGTATGGGAAAACTTTCTCCCATGTTTTTCGTGAAAAGAGGGGCAAAGGCAAGATAAGTTTACGCCGTATGCAATGGCAACTTGCAGAAAAGTCTCCGGCTATGGCAATCTTTTTAGGCAAAAACTTCCTAGGGCAGTCAGATAAGACAGAAATGGAAGTCAATACAACTGTTCAAAGCAACCCACTTGACGGTGTTACAACTGAGGAACTCAAAAAGCTAATAGACAAAGAGGGGTGAGGCTATGAAACTCACACCGGAACTCATGCAGCAATTCAAATATGAATTAGCAAGGCGTGAGTTTTTTTATTATTGCCATTTACAAGCACCGGACTTTTACAGGAAAGATAGAGATTACCTCGTAGAATTGTGCAATACGTTGCAAGAGTTCTACGAAGATCCAGATGCAAAAGTCTTAATCATTAACATGCCACCTCGACATGGTAAAAGCCGTACAGCTCAGATGGCAGCCAAATGGATATTAGGCAAGAACCCTGTAGAAAAGATTATGACTGGTTCGTATAATGCGACTCTATCAACTACCTTTGCGAAGAATGTTCGTAATGATATTCAAGAAGTAAAGGCAGACGAGAGCAGAGTTGTATATACTGACATATTCCCTAACGTACGTATTAAACGTGGCGATGCCTCTATGGATATGTGGTCGTTAGAGGGCGGTTATAACAGTTATCTAGCTACGTCTCCAAGTGGTACCGCTACAGGTTTTGGTGCTACTATCTTAATCATTGATGATATTATCAAGAATGCAGAAGAGGCTTACAACGAAAATACTAAGGCTAAGCACTGGGACTGGTTCACCAACACTATGCTTTCTCGTTTAGAGGAGGGCGGAAAGATTATTATTATCATGACTCGTTGGGCATCTGATGATCTAGCCGGTAGGGCAATAGAACACTTTGGAGATAAAGCAAAGGTTATTACCATGAAAGCCTTGCAAGACGATGGCACTATGTTGTGTGATGATGTGTTGTCGTATGAAAGCTACAAAGAAAAGTGCAGGGCTATGGGTGAGGATATAGCCAGTGCAAACTACCAGCAAATACCTATTGACTTAAAAGGTTGCCTATATTCAAATCTTAAAACGTATGAACATATTCCGACTGGTGCCGATGGTAGTCCTTTATTTACTCAAATAAAAAACTATACCGATACTGCTGATACTGGCGAAGACTGGTTGGCAAGTATTACTTACGGAATATATGACAAAGAGGCGTACATACTCGATGTGGTCTATTCTAAGGCTAGCATGGAATATACAGAGCCTGCCGTAGCTGAAATGCTGCACCGTAACCGTGTTAATATTGCAGATTTTGAAAGCAATAATGGTGGTCGTGGCTTTGCTCGACAGGTTACAAGGATATTAAAGGAAGAATACAACAGCAATTATACAAAGGTTGTATCGTTCCACCAATCTAAGAATAAGGAGGCTCGCATATTATCCAATGCGACATGGGTTATGGAACATATTTACTTTCCTATAAATTGGGCTGACAGATGGCCTGAATTTTATAAAGCTATCACACGTTATCAACGTGAGGGCAAGAACGAACATGACGATGCTCCGGATGCATTAACTGGCGTTGCTGAGAAATTAACAGCACCAGATTATAAAGCAACAAGGACTAACATTTATTAGGAGGCTTATTACATGGCTATATTAACCAATGCTCGTAATGACGAATATGAGTTATTGCATGATGCCTATTATGGCACAGGTATGTTTGCAGCTGGTGGTGCATTACAAAAGCACCCTAGGGAAAATGCTGCAAATTATACCTTTAGACAACAACTATCTTATTACCTAAATCATACTGCACCTATCATCAATGCGTGTGTAGATCCGATATTTAAAGATACTATTTCACGTAATTACAATGAAAGCGAATTATTCGAAACATTTCTTAATGATGTAGACCGATTAGGCACTACACTTCAAGAATTTATGCGTTACAACTCTACGCAAGCCAAAATCTATGGCGTTATGTATGTATTGGTCGATAATGTATCTGAAATAGGGGAAACAGTAGCCGACCAAGTGAATAATAGGCAGTTGCCTTATTTGGTTGCTATTGAGCCAAAAAGCGTATATAAATGGCTTACAAATGACATTGGCGAACTTGAATTTTTTGCTTATACATCTACAGTCTTTGATGATGAGGGGCAAACCAAAACCCAGTATCATGAATGGACACGAACATCTTGGACATTAAAGAATGATGAGCAAAAAATCATCGCTACTGGTGAACATAACCTCGGTAAGGTTCCTATCGTTCAATGGTTTAGTCGCTCATCTCGTAAGATTGATATTCTACCTCCGCCAGAATACTTGGCTATCGCTAAGACAAATCATCAAGTGTATCACCTATGCTCGTTATTAACTCAAATACTTAATATGCAGACTTTTAGCACATTGACATTACCTGACAATGGGCAAGGTGCGGACGATATTACATTAGGTACAAATAATGTGTTGATGTATCCGGCGGAAAGTAGTCATGCACCAGCTTTTATTGCTCCAGATAGAGGACCGGCAGAAATTATTATGGCAGTAATTAAAATGCTCGTTGATGATATGTATCGCCTATCCGGAATTAATTCAGTAATAGGTGTACAAGAGGCCAAAAGCGGTGTGGCTAAGCAATGGGACTTCGAACGTACAAACCAACGCTTGGCAGATTTCTCCGTACAGTGTGAAAGTGCGGAAAAGGACATTATTGAATTGTTTGAACTATGGACGAATATGAATGTCGATTATAAATGCGACTATCCTCGTGAATTCAAAATTAATGATATTACAGATAGCCTTGCACAATCTCAGGCCGTGTTAGATCTTGGCCTAGGCAGCAACACCCTTAAAGTTGAAACAGGTAAAAAGGTATTGGACAGCTACATGCCAAACATTGAGCCTGAAACATTTGATGAAATTGTTGCCGAAATTGAAGAAAGTGTTCAACGGCAGGAGCAAGACGAAACATATCATAATAATAATGATGAAGTAGAGGACGGTGCGGAAGATGAGAACGCAACGAGAGATAAACAAGGCAATAGATAGTTTTGAGCAAGAAGTCAAAGCACAGCTAGCACTTGGGCTTAAACCTAATGAGGCCGTTAGAAAGGCTTATGCAAAATATCCTGTAATGGATATGATGAAAGCTACGTTGCAAGCAGAATTAGTTAATACTTTTATGGCAGGGTATGGCGATAATGTTCCATACTCCGCTAAAAGTATTTCACAGGCCATGTCTGAAAGTTGGGCCAGTGATGATCTTACACTCTCTAAACGTTTATATAGACGGTCAAGCACTATACGTAATGAAGTAGCTGACACTATAAAACAAGCGTTAAAGACAAATAAAACTGTAAAAGGGTTAGCAAAGTCAATCTTTGACGGCTATGGTAAAGGTGGTATTATCCCAGAGGCTAGCATACCGAAGTTCCTACACAAGCTATCTGATATAAATATAAGTGGTGAGGCTACCCCAGAGGCTAAACGTAAGCAACGTGAGTTATTACGTAGCGTTAAAGGGAAAATAGCAAGGCTCGATACTCCTTATGTTAGGGCCGCATATAATGAAGTAGCTGCAGCCGTTGATGATGGCAACGAAGTTAGATTACAAAAAGCTATCTATACAGCCACACAAGAAAAAGCACGTTATCATGCTGAGCGTATAGCACGAACAGAAAATGCTAGGGCTTATGCTGACGGCCAAATGAACAGATATTTAGACGATGAGGACGTGGTCGCTTTTCAATGGAAGTTATCCGCTAATCATCCAAGATATGACATATGCGACTTTTATGCTAATGCTGATTTATACGGACTTGGCAAAGGTGTATACCCTAAAGACAAGTTCCCTAACCTGCCAGCACATCCGCATTGTATGTGTCATATTAAGCCAATGACTGAGCTCGATATTGATATTAATAAAAGACATAATAACCTTGAACAGTCAGGACTAGAATATATCAAATCTTTATCTAAGCAACATCAAGAAGTGTTGCTCGGCGTGAATGGTCGTGAACAGGTATTAACTGGCAAAGCTAACTGGCAAGATACGGCTAGAGGGTGGACGTCAGAAGTCTATGAGGCTAGAAAACCAAAATAAATATTGTTATGAAGTGCCATATTATGTGTGATAGTATGGCACTTTTTATATTGGTGTAATTAGGCGGAGGCCTATTACATATATTTTTCTCATGTTATATACGGAGGTTACAACATGAACATCGCAGAAGTTTATCAAGCACTCGAACAGTTGGAGAACGGTCAAGATCTTATCACCGCTATTAAGGGGGAGACGTCTCGTCTTAATAATGAGGCTAAGACAACACGTGAAAAACTACAACAACAAATCACGGAATTAACCGGTGAACGTGATACGTTAACCAATCGTGTTACCGAATTGGAGCAGTCGGCAGGGGCCAATACTGGTTCTAATTCTCCAGAGTATAAACAGCTCGAAAAGCAATTAAAAGCTATGAGTGAAAAGTTCGAACTTGCTGAAACTAAGGCAAAAGAGGCTGAGACAAAGCGTATTCAATCTGAGATTATGGCACAGACACTTGATGCCTTTACTAAGGCAAATGCGGTAGATCCGCAAGAGTTTGCAAGATTGGTTGCCAATGACATCAAAGTACAAGACGATGGCACTTATGGCTATTTAAAAGAGGACGGCACAGTCGGAACTATCCAAGACCGTACCAATGAATGGCTACAAGGCAAAGCATGGGCAGTAAAGTCTACTGGCAATACTGGTAGTGGACAAGGTGGCACAGGTAGCGGTGGCGATACAGTCTTGAATGAATTAGCAGCAGCCGTAGGTGTAAAACTTTAATTATTTAATAATGGAGGTCATTAACAATGGCAATTAACACACTTCAATATTCTCAACAGTTCCAAACTGTACTTGACGCTCAAATGTTGGCAAGTGCAACTTCCGCTTTTATGGAGGCTAATGCAGGCCAAGTCAAATATGACGGTGGCGATACTGTACATATTCCTGAAATTTCTATGCAAGGTCTTGCAAAGTATGACCGTGATGAGGGGTTCAACCAAGGTTCCGTTACTTTGAAATTTAACCCTTACAAAATGACTCAAGACCGTGGTCGTACATTCCAACTCGACTCTATGGACGTTAACGAAACTAACTTCGTTGCAACTGCCGGCACTGTAATGGGCGAATTCCAACGTACACAAGTTATTCCGGAAATTGACTCCTATCGTTATTCTAAAATTGCTGCGTTAGCAACTGCAGAAAATAAGGTTACTACTGGCTTTACTCCAGCCGTTGCCACTATCTTGGAAAAGTTAGAGGCCGAAATCACTGATATTCAAGACGTAGTAGGCGAGGACGAGGGCTTAATTATCGTTATGTCCACTAAATTGCGTACTATCTTGAATAATGCAGATAAATTCAATCGTTATTTGAATGTTGCCGAATTCAAAAATGGCTCCGTAAATACTAAAGTTAAATCTTTCAATGATATTCCTATTTTGGGTGTACCATCTGCACGTATGAAAACTGCTTACGTATTCAATGACGGTAAAACAGCTAATCAACAAGCCGGTGGCTTTAAAGCTGATACAGGTGCGAAAGACATTAACTGGATCATCATGCCACAACGTGCACCTATTGCAGTATCTAAAACAGACAAAGTGCGTGTATTCACTCCTGACATTAACCAAAAGGCTGATGCATGGAAAATCGACTACCGTAAATATCATGACTTGTGGATTCCTAAAAACCGCTTTGCCGCAATTCGTGTTAATACTGGTGCATAATTAAGGGGTGTTTATAAATGACAAGACTTGTACGCATGAACGAAGTTCAATATGTAGAAACTGAGTTTGATATTGAACGCTTACAGTCCGAGGGCTTTGCAGTTGAGGAGTTGGAGGAAACAGAACCAACTGACGATACTGAGGACACAGAAGAAAAGCCAAAACGTGGTGGCCGTAAGAAAGCTGAGGCGTAATCATGTTACCTGCTGAGGTGTTCGAGCGACGGTTGAGACAGGCCGTTAAATCGAGCACCTTTATGGTGCAAGATGAGGCACAAGCAAGACATAACTTTATATCTAGGACATCTCAATTAGAACGTGCGATTGATACACGGTTCGACTTTGATAATGGCAATAATGTTGGGGTTGTATATCTTGATGATAGGGCTGCACCTTATGGGGTGTTTGTCCATGAGGGTACACGACCTCATATTATTCGTCCTAAGACAAAAAGCGTTTTGCGATGGGCACCTATGGCCGGTAATGGTTTTATATTTTCGAAAGTGGTTCACCATCCAGGCACTAAATCTGATCCATTTCTATATGACGCTATTAATCGTAAGCGTGGCGATGTATATGCTACATTCGCAAAGGCTACGAACATGGCACTTGAAGATATAAGCGAAAGTGATTGGCTAGGAAAGGCAGACCATGAAATTAAAATTCGATTATAGGGGGCTCAATGTTATACGACTACACGGAAATGCAGTTCACCGATGAGCTATTAGGCAAAGAGGTACTGCCACAACATGTCGAACGTGCCGAGCAAGGTTTATACGCATTCGCTAAACGGTTGGGAGTTCCACAGAATGATGTTATTAGGGGCTATCTAGCAGACGAGCTAGTACAACTATATACATATCGTTTCGTATGCTTTGACAAGGCTTATGCGTTGCCTGGTGCTTACACTAGGGACGGTTCGACAGATGATTTCTACAGTAAGAAATTACTGTATCTCGATGAACGCATTAAAATTTTAGAAAAGCAGATAACTCCGGAAGATTTAACAGGCGATGCGAAGAAATATGCTCGTTATCGTACCGTTGAAATATACAGGGGGTAGTATGTGGCTAGAATTAATGCAACATATTAAATCTACTATCGAGAATAGCGGTGCTGCATTTAATGTCGTGCTAGGTGCTATGCGACCACAGGCAGCAAAGATTGACGAGAATGGCGTTATTATGGTTATTCGTGGGGAAACTACGAGGGGAGATAACTCCGTTCAGTCTGAATTGCAACAAGAACTTTATATCGAGGTTTGGGGACGTAATGACAACCCTGACTTGGAAGTCGGTTACGAAGTTATTGCTAGTTTTGAGGATAAGTTCGAGGCAATTATTAATGATCTACGCAAACGATGTGGTGAATTAGACGAAGAGGCATGCATATTGCAGTCTAACGGCTATCAAATTATAGATTTAGTATGTACAAGTAAAACTGGCGACCATGACAGTGTACGGCCTTTAATAGGTACTCAATATCGCTTTATGGTTCGCCTTATTGATTTAAAAGAAGAAACTAACGGAGGTATATTCTAATGCCAGCTCAACCAGCTACAACACCAAAAAAATTATATAAACCGGCTCAAACCGCAATGCCTACTGCCGGTAAGAATTATCTTATTTATTTGAATGTAGGCACTGACGAAACTACAGGTGCAGAATGGCTTTTATTAGGCGGTCAACGTTCTGGTGATGTATCTCGTAAAGCAGATAGCATCGACGCATCTCATAAAGGTTCTGGCGGTTGGAAGTCTACAATCGCAGGTCTTAAAGAATGGTCCATTGACTTGGAAACATTGCTCATGCCTAACGAAGAAAGTTTGACATTGCTTGAAAAAGCGTTTTTAGATGGCGAATATGTTCATCTTAAATTTGAATATCCTGACAAATCTTATATGACAGGTATTGCATCCGTTACAGAATTGTCCTTGAACACTCCACATGATGATGTGGCAACATACAAAGGCAGCTTGAACGGTGTAGGTCCATTGTCTGAATTGAAAAAAGCCTAATTTATTAAGGAGTGTGCAAAATGAAAAAAATTAATTGTGATCTTTTCGCTACTGGCGAAACTATCTTTTTCAACATTGGTCGTATTGCCGAATTGGAACAGCTATGGGGCGAACCTATTTTTAAAGCCGTGCAAAGTGGCACAATGACATTTAATCAGCTTATTACTGCTTTCGTTGTTGGCATGAAACAACATGGCAAAAAGCGTGATTATATCTACTACCAAGACAAACTTCAAGAACTGTTTGACGATGGTTCCGTCCAATATAGTGATCTTGTACAGTTAATTGTGCAAGCCCTTATTGGCAGTGGTGTATTTGGTAAGGCTGCATACTATGCATTATTCCCAGAAGAGGCTGACGAGCAAGCACACTCCGAAGTTGAGGCTGAGACAGACGCAAAAAACTAGAGGGGGGCTACACAGCCCCCTCTTTTAGTGTTTGGATAACTAAGGCAGAGCGTATGGCGTATGGTCCTCTTAACTTAAAGCCGTGGGAATTCATGAATTTGAGCCCTATGGAATATTACAAACTCGCTGAGGGTTATGAGTTAAGGACAGAAATAGAGGACCGCAGACAGGCGTATTTTGCATGTCTAATGACAAATGTACATATCGCTGGCAACAGAAAACTACGTGTCGAGGACATTATGAAACAACTTCACCCTATGTCTGCCGCTAAACGTAAAACCGAAGAAAAGTTATTCATGGAAGAATTCAGACAGGCAGGAGGTGAGATATAGAACTATGGCCGATACTCAAATAAATGTCAAAATTGTTGGCTCGTCCAATAGTGCTGAACAGGCACTTGACCGTGTGGCAAAGAAAGCCGAGCAGTCGCTAGGTAAAAGCATCGAGGCTAGCCTTGATAATGTTAAGGCCAAGGCTCAAAAGGTCTTTGGGGTTGAAATTCCAGGGCTTATGAATGCAGCCAAAAGTGGTGCTGCATTTGCAGGTGCTGCGATTGGTATTGAGGCAGCCGGCAGAGCGTTAAAGGACATGGCCGTAAGTGCGATTAAAACCACCGACCAACTAACTCAATTACGTGCTCGTATCAACCTTATCAATGACGGTACGCAAAGTACTGCGGAAATTATGGATAAGGTATATCAAGCCGCTAACCGTTCTCGTGGTAGTTACCTCGATATGGCTGATAGTGTTGCGAAGTTGAATATGCTTGCAAAAGACGCTTTCAACTCTAATGATGAGGCTATCTATTTCGTAGAACAGTTAAATAAGCAATTTAAGATTGCCGGTGCAAGCGTTGAAGAAACTTCATCCGCTATGTACCAGTTAACACAAGCGATGGCAGCCGGTAAGCTACAAGGCGACGAATTCCATTCCATTATGGAAAATGCTCCTATGTTAGCACAAGCGATTGCCAGTGAAATGGGCTTGACTGTAGGCCAATTAAAGGAAATGAGCTCGCAAGGGTTAATTACTGCGGACATTATTAAGAACGCATTATTCAATAGTGCGGAAGAAACTAATGCAAAGTTCGCCGAAATTCCTTTGACATTCCAAGATATTGGCACTCAATTACAGAATGATCTCATTACCGCATTTCAACCAGTAATGGAACAAATCGGCTCGATGGCAAGTTCTGATCTATTGGCAGGTGCACTCAACGAACTAGCTTTCTCATTCAAAGTAGTGGCTGCGGCTGCACAAGTTGCAATAGCTACTATCAAAGCTGCGTTTGCAGGGTTAAGCGTTACTATTGGTGTTATCAAGAACGTTGTAACAAGTTTTGTTGGAGTATTCACAACATCTATGCCAGCCGTTAGGGTTGCCGTTGTAGGTGTTACAACTGCTTTTATTGCCTATAAAGCCACTCTATTATTGTGTAGCACTCAAACTGCTGCACTTACTGTAAAAGTAATTGCATTAAAAGCTGCGGAATTAGCATCTGCAACTGCAACAAAGGCACATGCGGCAGCTATGGCAGTATTAAGGGCTGCAATGGCGGCAGGTGCTACGGCATCCGCTTTACTTGCTGCGGCACTGGCTACAGTAAGGGGCATATATATTGGTGTTCGTAGTGGTGCATTGGCTGCGGCTGCAGCTCAAAAAGTGCTTAATCTCGTAATGAGGGCGAACCCAGTCGGCTTACTAATTTCAGTACTTGTAACATTGATTACTGTATTTGCAACTGCGGCTGCGGCTGGCAATGGTTTTGGCAATACTCTAAGCTCGGTATTCTCGACTATCGTTCATACTGCCGTTTGGGGTGTAAATAAAATCATTGAGGCATTGAACTGGTTAATCGCTAAGCTCAATAGCGTAGGTGATAAAGTTGCCAAATTCTTTGGTGGTACATTTACTGCAATTCAACAAGTAGACACTATTTCGGCTGATACTGCACAAGATATTGTTAACACTGCCGGTGATATTATGGGCCAAATTACATCAGGTCTATCTGGTGGCGGTGGTGGAGACATTGACACAGGTGGTTTTGGTGGTGGCGGTGGCGACTACGACACTGGAGGCGGTAAAGGTGGCAAAGGTGGTTCCGGTGGTGGTAAAGGTAGCAAGGGCAGTGGTAAAGATCTTGCGAAAGAGGCCAAACAAGTCCACGAAAAAATCTTGCAATCCTTCCTGGAAATGCAAGGCAACCAAGTTGAGTTAGTCGAACTTCAATATCAAAAGGAACGAGACGAGCTTGAAAAATCTAAGTCCGCCAATGCTAACTATCAAGAAGACTTGGAAAGACTTAACGAAGTTTATGCTGATAAGCGTATCAAGGCTAAGCAAGAAGAAATGGCAAAACTACGTGCCATTGAAACTGGCATTCGTGATATGCAGAAAAACTTTGCATTCAGTACTGCGGATAAAGACAGTACTGGCTCCGTATCTCCGGCAATGCAGTTGGCAAAAGATTATATCGACCATATCGATGAAATTGAGGACCGCTACGCAGAAATGTCCGACAACTTCATTAAAATGGACGCAATGGCTCAGCAAAAATATATTGATACTCTCAAGAAACGTGGCATCGAATTCGAAATGAGTGGCGAGGGGCAAATCTCATTTGAAAAAATGAAAAATGAAGAATTGCTAGCCCTACAAGAAGAGTATCGAAAGAAAGAGTTGCAACAGCATATTGATCTTGTGAATGAAAAAGCCAAAATCGATGAGGCTATGCGTACTCAGAACTTCGAGGCACTTCAAGCTGCATTGACAGATGAGTACATCGCCGAGCAACAGCATTATGACTTAAAAAAACAGCTCCTTGAAGAGTGGAAACAAGCCGTATTCGATGCAAATTGGAATGGGCAACAGGTTCTGTTCGATGCTGCAAATGCAGGGTTAGATAGCTTACAAGGTTCTATCTCAGGACTTATTCAAGGTACAACAACTCTTATGCAAACGTTCCAAAATCTTGGCAAAGCTATCCTCAAAACTATTGCTGATAGTGTAGCTCAATGGATAGCCGGTCAAATCAAGCAAGCCGTGTTCGGTAAAATGATGGCAGCACAACAGGCTGCAACTGGTACTGCTGCAGCTAACGCTCAATATCCGGCATGGGCTGCATTGGCTCAACAAGTTAGTATGGCGACCTTTGGTGCTAGTGCTATCGCCGGCAATGCTGCGTGGTCTGCTAATACTGCGGCCGGTAGTGCATTGTCCCTTGCTAATAGTGCAACGAGCTTTGCATCTATAGGTGGTGGTCGATTAGAATTGCCTAAGATGGCGAATGGCGGTGTTGCTTATGGCTCCACTTATGCTGAGATTGGCGAGGGTAAGTATAAAGAGGCCGTTTTACCTCTAAGCGAAAGCACATACGATGAAATGGGTGCAGGTATAGCACGTGCCGGTGGTGGTGCTACAGGTGGTATTACGTTTAACGTATCCGCTATGGACGCTCATTCGTTTGGTGATTGGTTAGAGAATTCGGCAGGTCGTTCCTTACGGCAGTTTTTAGTTAATCAAAATAGGGAATTCGTAGCTACGGAGGGTACATGGTAATGGCTGATTTATTAAAATTTCCTGACATTAAAACCCTTGCGTGGAAGTCTACAAAGGCTCAAAAATGGGACACTAAGATAAAACGTACAGGGAGTGGCCGAGTACGAACTATGACTACTTGGCAATATCCTCAGTACACTATTACAACAGAATTCGCAATTTTAAGCCCAGAAGAACATAAGCGTCTTATGGGCTTTTATGCATCTGTAAAGGGTGGAACAGTTCCATTCTTATGGTTGGATCCAGAGGACTACGAAGAAAAGGGTATTCGTTTAGGTACTGGGGCTCAGAATGAATGGCAAGCAGTTCGCTTGTATGGTGATTTCAGAGAACCTGTAGCACATATTGAAAACCTCAAATTATATGCTAATGGCTCACCAGTAAGTGCGGTATCGGATAAGGGTGTTATTAGATTAGCACCGGGGGTAAGAGTGGCACCAACTGCTATTATTACAGCTGACTACACATATTATTGGAAAGTCATGTTCAGTGGCGACTACACTGACGAGGCCGTTTTTAAAGACATATTTAAGTCTAAATCGTTTAAATTGGTTACGGTGAGGTGATTATAAATGAAACAAGTTAGCGAGGCATTAAGCGTTCATTTAAGCAACTCACAGACGTTTGTATCATGCGACTTATATGAGCTCAAACTCAAAAGTGGCATTTCTTACTACTGGGCCGATACTGATATTGATGTTAGTTATGGAGGAAACACATACAAGGGCGATGGGCCAATTATTGTACGTGAAAAGATTGCGACAAGCAGTACTGTTAGCGTTGATAAATTGAACGTTACCATAACTGCTAATCAGTCCGACCAAATAGGTGGTGTTCCTGTTTTAACTGTTGCTCATAATGGTGGTTTAGACGGTGCGACTTTAAATTTGAGACGTGCTTTCTTTGGCGATAATGGAAATGTTATCGAATGTATTGATCTGTTCAAGGGTATTTGTGAAGTAACACAGGGTGGTGGCTTTGCATTGAAAATTAATGCAAAATCAGTAGTCCAAAGGCTCAATATTGAATACCCTAACAGACGATACTATCCGCAATGTCCTTATTCTGTATATTCCAAAGAGTGTGGCGTTGATATTACGAAGTATCGTAAGCGTGTTACTGTAACGGCGGTTACTGGCACCAATACCGTGCAGATTGACACTAGTTTTGAAAAGGGCTATTACACTGCCGGTGGTATGGAATGGATAAGCGGACCACTATCAGGGCAAGCAACTCAAATTATGGATAGTGCTACGAATACAATCGTTTATATGAGTGCGACCAATACTGCACCTCATGTTGGCGATGTGGCTTATATCTATCCAGGGTGCGACAAAACACCTACAACTTGCAAGGCTAAGTTCAATAATTTTAGTAGGAACAGGGCAACTCCGTATGTTCCGTTAAAGGAGACAATACGATGAAATTGACAACAGGCGAAATGATTGCCGATGCTGCAAAAAAGTGGATAGGCACACCGTATCAAAACAATACTATGGTTCATGGTGTTGGCGTCGATTGCTCCTATTTGTTGGTTGCTGCATTGGTCGATAGTGGCCTCATGAAACGTGATGCATTAGAAATAGAAAATTATTCTAACGAATGGCATCTACATCGTAGCGAAGAAAAGTACCTAAAATACGTTCAAAAAGTAGCCGACGAGGTTCCTATTGATGATATTCGCATCGGTGATTTTCTACTATACCAATATGGGCGGTGCATTTCTCATGGAGCCGTTTATGTTGGCAATAATTTAGTCGTGCATGCGTTTGTTGATCTAGGCGTTATCTATTCATCTATTGACGATGTATTATTCTATGACGCTAAGGGCAAAAGTCGCTTACGTGCGGTGTATAGGTTTAGGAAAGGGGGCAAATAATGGGCTTTCTATTTAGTCGAGGGCATAACACTACAAATCGAGCTGATATGATAGGCGATTTTCAAATTAATACGGCATCATACGGCGAAGTAGTTCCAGAAGTACTTGGCACTACACGATTGAGTGGCAACATTATTTATTACGATGATTTCACCCCTCATGAACACAAAACCACAACACGAACTGGCAAGGGTGGTGGCTCAAAGCATACTGAAATAACCTACACATATACAGTCGCATGTGCGATTGGCTTATGTGAGGGCCCTATACAGGGTATAGGAAAAGTATGGCGAGATAAGGAAATATACGACTATCCTAATGAAAAGATTGAACTTACTGCCTATAAAGGTGATTATGGACAAGCTCCATGGCCTTATGTGTTATCTAAACATCCGGATAAGGCATTGCCTTATAGTGGCTTGGCATATATGGCCGGTGTTGTAGATTTAGGCGAACGAGGAAGTTTACCGCAATACAACTTTGAGATAAAAGGCAAGCTCCTAGAAACTGGCGACGGTGTAGACGTTAACCCTGCCGATTATATTGTGCATGTGTTGAAGTCTATCGGCATTGATGATGTTAACATTGACGGTTTGGAGCACTACAGGGAGTATTGCAAGGCAGCTGATATTCTTATCAGTACACCTCCGGACAGTAAAAGCACAAAGGCTCAAACTGTAATTAATGATATAGCTGAGATTACAAACAGCCTTGTCTTTTGGTCTACAGACCGTCTTAAAATCGTACCATTAGCCGATAAGCCAATAGGAACATGGACGCCTTACAATCAAATTCAATATAACTTGAATTCAGATGATCTTATTCCGGCTAGCGATGGGCAGTTAGTTGTGTATAAGAGAAAGGATAGTTCGGAAAGTTATAACCAAGCTACGGTTGAATTTATTAATCGTGCAAATAGTTACGAAAAGGAAACAGTCGCTTTCGAGGTTGTAGCCGATGTGCAAAAAAATGGTTTAAAGCCAGCCTCCAAGAAGTCTGCACATTATCTATATACTAAGGCTAGGGCACAATACTATGCTGAGCAATTAGCCATGAAACGGCTATACGCTAAAAACCAATATACATTCCATTTAGATTGGGCGTTTTGTAGATTGGAGCCAGGCGACCTTGTTACATTAACTGACGAATTATGTGGCTTAAATAATCAAATTGTCGTTATAACTTCTGTATCTGAGGCAGCAGACGGACAGTTGGAAATAACTGCCGAGGGTAAACCGCCAGGGACATATGCTCCTGCCAAGTACAATGTGCATGAAAATGAACGACCTTTTATTGATTATAACCAAGCTGCACCAAGCGTAAATGATGTTGCTATATTCCAAACCGTTGGCGATGTTGGTGGCAATCAGGTATTCGTTGGGGTTAATGCTCCGAGCGGTTGGGGTGGTTGCTCCGTATGGGTATCTGATACAGGCGAGAATTATCGACGTATAGGATCTATCACTCAACAAGCTAGAATGGGCAGAACAAAAAATGCGTTTGATAAGTCTGCGAATGTATGCGATGTAGTACTCAATCAAGGTGTGTTGAAAACTGCAACACATATCGATGCTGAACGTGCCAATACATTGTGTTGGATAAATGGCGAGGCATTGAGCTATGAGGGTGTAGAAACTCATCCGGATAATTGGTATACGTTAAAAGGTTTAGTTCGTGGACAGTATGGCACTAATACTATTAATCACAATGCAAATGAAAGGTTTGCCAGAGTTGACGAGGCTTTATTCCGTTACCCTTATCGTAAGGAAGATATAAATAAGACAGTATATCTCAAGTTCACTTCGTTAAATCTGTTCGGTAGTAATGAACAGGGACTTGATGAGGTGCAAGAGTATACTTATAAAATCGTTCCTTACTATATCCCAGAAGTTGATAATTTAACGTTATATACTAAATATTACGAGATTGGCAACGGTGTATTGTCCTTTGATGTAGTAGCTCAATTTGATGTACCTCAAATCAATAGTTTTGATACGGTCGAATTGTGGTACCGTGAGGGCAATGCAAAATGGAAATATGGCGGCAATGGTAATGGTCAAATCTCGATTAGTGGCTGCGAACTTGGACATACTTACGAAGTAAAGGCTATTGTTAAGGACATACATGGAAACACTTCGCAAGGTGTTACAAAGTCCATTACTGTAGCCATGAAAACGGAAGTTCCTAATGCACCGCAAGGCTTTTCTATTACGTTTAGTGATAAGGCCAATTTTAACTGGCTTGAAGTTCGTAACGCTGACGTCAATTTCTACGAATTGCGTTTAGATACACGAACAGGGCAAACCGATGGTCTTATTGGTAAAAGTAACAACACCACTTATAGTGGTATGCTGCGTGAACGTAGTGGCAAAGTCTATTTGTATGCACATAACCCATCAAAAGGCTATGGGGCACCGGCTGAGGTTACATATAACGTACCAATTCCACCTAAGCCTACAAATGTCAAATTAACTGGTACTATTAGCGGTATCGGAGTGGTGTTTGAAAACATTCCGACTGGCTGCAAGGGTGCCAATGTCTATGTCGATAATACTGTATATTTCACATCTACTAACGCAATGAGTATTCCTATCGAGGCCGGTGTTTATTCTGTCAGCGTTGCTTATGTCGATATCTTTGGTGAGGGGCCAAGAACCGATGCAACAAATGTTACAGTAAAGGCTAAAATAGACAGTAAATTGCTAGATATGGAAGAACTTGGCATATCTGATATGGATAAGGCAGTAAAGGCTTTAAAAAATGAAGTTGGAACAGTTAAAACTAGCGTTGACGGTTTTCAAAGCAAACTCATCGACCAAGCCAATGCGTTCCAACATAGCATTAGTGATCTAAACACTAATTTAGGTACACAAATAACTCAAATTTCAAACGGCATTGAGTTAAAAGTAAGTAATGCAATCAATAGCCTTGACGGTGCCACACTTGTAAGCCGTATCAATCTAAGCCCAGCCGGTACACGTATCGAGGGTAAATTATTGCACGTTACTGGCGATGCATTGTTTGAAAATAACATCATTACAAAAGGTATGTTGCAAGCCGGTTCGGTTACTGCTGATAAAATGCAAGTCGATAGCTTATCATCTATCACTGCCAATATTGGTGATTTAAGAGGCGGCACCATTACTGGTACAGTTATCAAAAATGCGTCTAATACGTTTAGCGTTGACGCTGACGGTAATATTAGAGGCGTAAATATTACTGGTTCAAGAATTGACGCCAACAGTGTATATGCTAATGGTGAACCTCTAAAAAATACCAATTTTATGAGCTTACATGTAGTTAGTGGACAAAAAATCAACTTGCCAGCAGGATATAACTACGAGCGATGTTTATACTACCTAACCAACGTTAAAATGCGTGAAAGCTCAGCGTATAAAATTACTGGACGTTATTTTAATGATAACGATATGAACAAAGTTCATGACTTTAATAATCGCTATTCAATGTATTTCAATAACAGGCCTGGCAATGGCAAGATTGATGATTTAGAGGGCGGACACTGGTTACATGGTGAGCCGTTGCAAAATCGTGTATTCTTTCCTAATGGTGATATTCCGAACGGTGGAACTTTTTCGTACGGTAGGGGCTATCCTAGAAATAATGCAGCCTCTCAAAGTGCTAACGCAAAATGGTTCAAAGGTTGCGGCGTAACCAAAGAGGGTTATTTTTATTATTTCTATAATTCAGGTAATTTTGGCTATTATGGCGAGGCTGATTTACTCATCGTTTCATTCTGGTAAGGGGGGAATATATGGATCTAGTCAAACGAGTAAATGAAACAATACATATTGGCGAAGATTGGCGAAGAGCTTACACAATCACAGATGATATTGATATAAGCCAAGCCAATGCCGTATGTAAGATACGTAGCAAGCAAGGTAAATTACTTTGTGAGGCTGAAACAGTAATAAATAATAAAACTATATTTGTTACTATCTCAAAAAATAAAACATTAGAGATTAACAAGATATACACAAAGGCCGTATACGATGTTTTTCTTATTCAAGATGATGTCTCTCATAAGTTAATTATGGGGGACATTACTATTATTCATGATATTTCTATGCATTAAAGGGGGTTCATTATGGCAGAAACAAACGCACTTCAAGAAATTTTGGTTACATTAGGCGATAAGCCATTGAATGTAAATGTAAACATTCCAGGAATTAAAGGGGATAATGGTCAAGACGGCCTCAATGGTGCTGACGGTTTAAGTGCATATGATATTGCACAATTAAATGGCTTTACAGGTAGTCAGCAAGAATGGTTGGAAAGCCTAAAAGCCGGTGCCGTTGCAGATGAGGCACGCACAATGCTATTAAATGGCAACGTGTGGTGTAAATCTGCTGCAATTAGTGATGTATTGGCTGCAGTTATTTCTAATTTAGGGAAAGCGTTCCCACGTACTGAATTTAAACAGTTGAAAGTACCTAACGTATTACAAGGTCAACGTATTATCGCTGTGGAGGGCGAGCCTCATTACTTTGTTAAAGTTGCAGGCATGGAAACTCCGTTCGAGATTGACGATAATGGAACTGGATCCATCTCTATCGAGCCATTGGGCGTTGATGATATTCCTTTGACTTATCACAACTTTATTGGCGAAAAAGTAGGCGAAACTGTAATCGCTGGTATTCATGACAATACTAGAACACCAGACGACACTTATACAGAAAATGGCGTTAAATATGAGCTATTTGGTCGCAAGTTAGAAATTAATGTAACAAACTTCACTGGCTACAATGCTCTTAAAATGCTCGGTAAATGGTTAGCATCTGAAATTGACAGTATCCTAATTAAAACGAGTAGGAATGTGCAACCTGTAACAGGAAATGGCAGTTTTACAGATAAAAGCGGCAATGCGATTGGGAATATTCCTATCATAGTGGAAACTCCTCAAAAGGTTACATTCCATAATACTGATAATAACAGTACTCCGATTAAAATAGGTACGTTGCAATATGGTGTGTATGATGTTCGATTCCAATCCTCTCGAATCGAATGGTATGATAGCATGCATCGATATGTTAGTGCAGGCGATGCAGTCGACCATCTATAATCTAGTGGAAAGGAGCGACAATGCAAGAAATAACAAATTTTCTATGCGACGCATGGCAAACACTTACTGAGTCATTCGCAATTAAGGCTTTATTGGCAGTAATAGCAGAAGTCGGTATTTACATGTTAGGTCTTAAACATGTACAAGTTTTAGGCATATTCATATTACTTGTCTTTTTAGATCTAATCACTAAATGGTCTGCCATTAGTTACCAAATGCTCATAGATTTAGGTGCAAACCCAGACAATATCAGTGCGTCAGATAAGTATATCGCTATTCCTGCTGCATGGGGCAAAGGGCTTATTAATTCAAAACACATGCGAAAACCTTTTGTAACAAAGGTATTAACATATTGCCTAGCTACTGCCGGTGCATGGTGCTTTGATTTTATGGCAGGCAATTATGCGTTTGCAGTCAATTTAGTATGGCTCTATCTTGGCTCCGTCGAGTTCCTTTCTATATTGGAAAATATGCGAGACGGTGGCAATAGTACTATTTCAGGTCTATTGGAATTAGTACAAAGTAAGGTTGACGCATTATTAAAGAAATAACGTTTTATATGAGGGCTGCATATAGTAGCCCTCTTTTAATTTGAAAGAGGTGTATATAATGAAAATTGGTGCATATTTTGATGATTTTGAGTTCGCTTGCAGTTGCCATAGACATGAAGTCGATGAGAATGGACATAATAAACTGGACCATATCATCGACAAACGTTTGGTAGACTTATTAGACGCAATTCGTGAACGTTTAGGGGTTCCGTTATATATCAATAGTGGTTACCGTTGCCCTGAACATAATGCGGAAGTAGGGGGCGTGTCTAACTCTCAACATTTAGAGGGCACAGCCGCCGACATTACATACGATGGCATTGATGTTGACTATCTTGCACAAATTGCCGAAGAATGTGGTGCGGACGGAATTGGTTGCTATTATCACCAAGACTTCGTGCATGTTGATGTTAGGGGATACGCAGCACGTTGGAATGATCTTGACTAAATAAAGGGGGCTATGTATGTATGAGAAAATCACGAAGTACATCAAAGCAGTTAAATCTCAAATTACTGTTAAGCGGTTTATTCTTATTTGTGGTTGTGTGTTGCTCCTCATTGGTGCATGCCAACTCATTGACGGCTACTTCACCGCAAGAGGAAACTATCAACGTGCCATTGACAAGTTGGAACGAACTCAAAGGGAACTTGATACAAGCAGACGCCTTAATCAAGAGCTCAAACTTGTCATTGAACGAAGCTCAGACCTTAACCGTCAAGCAGGCGACCGAATTGAACGAATTGAAGATTATCAACGAAGAACGGAGCAAGGAATTGGCCGAGCTCAAAACTATCAACAAGAAACAGGAAAAAGAGTTAGCGAAAGCATCGGAACTAACAGCCAAGCAAGCGAACTCATTGGACGCAGCTTACGCATCATCGAACGAGTTGAAAGCGGAAATAAAGAATAATAAACGAACAGAACAAAGGTTACGCCGGCAACGTGATACATGGGCAATTAGTAATGCTGCATTATTCCTTGCAGGTGTGTTGCGTAGATAGACGGAGGTGATCCAATATCTCCTTACTGCATAAAGGTGGATATGCAGACAACTTTTGTTAGTTACATATAGGGCACTTACTTTAACAGTAGGTGCCCTTATTTTTTTTTGCAATAATTGCGAACAAACGTTTGACTTTAACAAGAATAAGTTATATAATGTAATCAAGATAAGAAGTGATTAAGCTAAAAGGAGGCTTACAAAATGATTAGAACTTGCAAAAAATTAGCAGCAGCACTTAATGAAGTAAATAACGAAACAATCCAAGTTGTAAAAGAACATGGTTATTACATTGTTAAATGCGGTGGTTATGAAAGCCACATTGCTTATACGCTAAAAGAATTAGTTAATGACTGCAAAGCAACTAAAATTGAACTCGTTTATAAATTTTGGACAATGCAAGGCATGAAAGTAATGCACATCAATGGTATTAAATAAAGGAGAAAAAAACATGACACTAGATGAATTAAATGCAATCTTAATTAACCAAAATAGAAACGTAGCTATTGAAAAGTTCAGAACTTGTTATGAATGTTATAACATTCATACAAACCAATTGGTGGCTAGTGCGGTTACAGTTGATGAGTTAAAAGAAATTTTAGTTCGTATGGATATTATAAGAGGTTAAGTGTATGATCTGGCTGCACCAAATGGTGCAGCCAGATAAAAGGAGATATAAACATGAAGATGATTAAAAATCAAACAAGCATTGATGAATTAAATAGAACACTAGAAAAATATGAGGAACATCATGCAAACGGCATGATAACCTCAGACGAGCTATCCGACATTCTAGTTCGTATCATAAAGCGTAAAATGCAGCTTGCCGAAATAACTACATATACAGAATTAATAACATATATCAATCATGTATATTCTTTATATATGAATGATGAAATAACCGACACAGAATATGAAACAACTAATATTGTTATTGATGATATGATTGCAAAGGCTTTCAGATAAAGGTGATATAATGTACAAAATAACGATGCTTAATGACTACGCTCATTATTTTAAATCTTATAGGTATATAGACAGTCAGACTATAGTAATATATCCGCAAGGACATATTATTGATCTTGAAATGACAAAAACAGGAATTGAGGTTATATAATGACAAATAGTAGAAACTGGGGCGGCCTCCGAAAGGGGGCCGGTGCTCCTATTACTGTAGGTGCAGAAAACAGGCGTAAACAAAGGGTTATCTCATTGAATGATAAAGAATATGAGGAACTTAAAAAGATAGCCTCAGAACGGCAAATAAGCGTGTCAGAACTAATTAGAATTACGTTCAATCTTGATACGGCAAACGAAACGGCAAATAATGAAAGCAAATAATCGTATTTAATGTTAAATAATATTATATATAACTGCTTGGCCATACTTTTTATGTGAAATATAATAGCGTATTGAAAGTGAGATAGTAATAATCGTATAATTATATAGTTATAAACATAACAGCCTATATCCTTTTTATAAAAGGGGTTAGGCTGTTTTCGTCATATATACGGCAAAAATACTATCCAAATATGCTTGCTATGTGGTTCGTTGCTTGCTTTCTCATATCGTCTGAATAGTGAATATACGTAGTCATAACCGTATTGAGTTTGTCGCCCAATAAACTGGCTACAGTTTGAATGTCTACACCATTGGCGAGTAGGGTTGTCGCATATGTATGGCGGAAAGAATGTATCGACTTATCCGGTAAATAACGTTGTATCACTCTATTAAGTGGCGAGCTGCGATTGGTCTTAAATGGGAATAGCCTTTCATTACCTTTGCCAATATGCCATAATAGTTCGTCAGCTAATATCTCAGGTATAGGAATAGTACGAATACTGTTACGGCTTTTAGGTTGACTAAACCCATACCCAGCATTACCGAGCCATGTCCATTGTTTTGATATGGATATAGTATTATTAACTAAATCTATATCGTCCCATGTAAGTGCTAAAATTTCACCATATCTTGCCCCTGTATAGCGTGCTATGCTGCATAAGAGATAATATAAGGGGTGCTTACGTTTAATGGCATACAGGAGCAAATTCATGTCATTTTGGCTAATTGTAGACGGTGAGTTATTAGCCTTTGACTTGAAACGTCTAATTGCTGCACATGGGCTATGGCTAATTATCCGATAAGGAGTGATAGCATAGTTAAATATTGATTTTAAAAGTACCAAGCACAGGTTTTTGCTTGCAGATGATCTAGGCAGTTCGTTTAGTAGCTGCATTATATCTTGATGAGTTATATCGCTTATAGCTTTATTAAGTAGCGACTGACAATAACTATTTATAATGGTGCTATATGTTCTGCGTGTGTTTTCTGTTATATTGGCTTTCTCGTTAATGTATATATTATAAAAGTGCAAGAATGTTATATCGCTTTTACTACTATCAATGGTTATTATGGTACTTTTTAATTTATCTACTATTTTAAGTCCGTACATCTTGGCATCTCGTTTAGTGTCAAAGCCTTGTTTTGACTTTTGACGCCATTTTCGTCCATCTTTAAACGATATAATAACTTGATAACCCTTATTTTTTCTGCGTATTGTCATATTGTATTGCATAGTATCTCCGTTCATATGTTCGTCATAATAGTTATAAATTAAGCACCCATAAAAGGGTGCTTTTTTTGTTATATATGGCGAATATGTTCTATAAAATTAATATGATCTTGCTTATCGTGGTCGCAATTAATGATATGCGATAATTCATGTTTATAAGTCGCTCGTTGCTGGTCGTATGAGTGGTTAGCGTTCAGAACAATAGTATAGCTATCATCCTCATTCTTTCTAACGAACCCACCGCAAGCAGCAGGCAACTTATCACTAAATATGGTATTAATCAAAATAACTCTCCCTAGTCTTTTTGTAATAACGATTTAGTTATGTTTATTATTGCTTGCATTTCCTCTTTGGATAAATTACGTTTTGCGTTAAGTAATAGCCTTAGTTCAGGGTCATTTTTAATCTCCTCAGCTAGTGCTGCAACTTCAGGATCTGTATAATAACCATCTTGCGTATGTACTGTACCAGTTAAAAGATAGTCAATAGATACGTTAAATAACTTTGCAATATCTGTTAGCATATCCGTGCTAGGTGTACGAGCACCACTCTCCCATAGTGATACTGTAGACTTCGCTACGTTTAATTTCTTGCCTAACTCCTCACCAGTCCATTGGTTATCTTTTCGCAATTCTTGTATGCGTTGTCCTAAAGTTTTCATATTGCATACCTCCTATAGCTATCATATTAAATTGTAAACAAAATGTAAACTTACAATATGCAAACTTTTATAAAAAGTTTATTTGACGGTATGCATTTTGTGAACTATAATAAGCTCATAAGAAGTTTACAGGAGGTAAACACAAGGAGGTGGATATATGAAAGAACTTTCTAAACTTCGCCAAAAATATGGTTATACACAATTAGAAATGGCAAATATGCTAGGCTTACATAAGTCTACATATAATCAAAAAGAGAATGGCAAAAGACATTTTAAACCAGATGAAATGGCTAAAATATACGATTTCTTTCGCCACCTTGATAGTCAGTTAAATATGCAGGATATTTTTTTGTAACGAATGTTTACTAAACGTAAACATAGGAGGGTGAACATGAACAAAGAACTGTTACTACAAGAATTATGGGAACTTGAATTCAATTTAGTATATGAACAAAATTCCTTACCTTACACATCAACCAACTCAAATGAAACTCATAACGAATGGGCTAAGGGTTATGCAACTAAGTGTGCTGATACCTTATGCAGCGACTTCGAGGATGCACCTAATAAGGAAATTCAAAAGTTAATCAATGAATATAACAAGGAGCATTAATCATGAAGAAAACTGCAAAAGAGTTTTGGGATTTCGCTCCTATGGATCATGTGGAATATATGTTCAAGCAATATGGACTGGTTCAAATTACAAAATGGGGTGAAACAGTAAAAGAGTTCAATAAAACCATATTACGTCATGAGCGTGCCGAAAAAGATATTTTAGAACGTTTTAAAAAATGCCCTGAACAAACAGCTGCTCTCCAATGGAGTTTAGATCTTGTCAGAGCATACCTAGATAGATGTTACGAGGTCAAAAAGGTGCTTGGCTTATGAGTTTGGTCTATACCGTGAAAGAGGTTGCGGAACTCTTTCAAATATCTACATCCGCAGTATATCAGCTCCGAGACGAGGGTAAACTAATTCAATTATCAGACGTTCCGGGCGTCAGATTTAGTAAGGAGGGAGTGCATGCACTAGCTAAGTACGACAAAGAGTTTACGGCAACAAGATATGCCGAGTTAGTGGCTGAGAATGAACAGCTAAAAAGGGAATTGAAAGAATTAAAAGAAAGCATACGAACTACTACAGCAGGTATGCTGCAACTTATGGAGGTGTAAAAAATGAACATGACTTATCGAGAAAAACGAGAATTGAGACGAGCAAATGCATTACCTCAATTCGCAGATATTGTTGAGGGCTTTATATTCGGTTCCGTATTTCTATTTGTAGTAATGAGCATGCTCACATGGTGGGTTACAGGCGAGGTGTTGGTGAAATGGTAAAACGTTGCTATCAATGCGGCTACAAGCTGACACCAGCTACAACGTATAGCCTATACAATACTGGAATTGGCAAGGTCGTTACTGTATGTAAAGACTGCCATACATCTTATTTAAGAATTCGAGCTAAACAAAGAAAAAAGGCCGCCACTCAAATTTGAGTAACAGCCCTTAATTAAATTAACCAACTTTAATATACATTGTATTTCTTATTTCGTAAAGGGGTGTTAAATGGCAACCAAGCATGCACTTATAAATAATTCTTATTCCGATGAGTGGTACACGCCATCCGATGTAGTACGAACAATGCTCAAAGTATTCCCTCCTAAAATTGGAGACAGAATATTATTGCCATTTGATACCGCTGAAAGTGAGTTTACAAAGATCATTACTGCAGAATATGACAAACATGCTATATGGGGTATACGAGATTTCTTAACTAAGCATTATGAGTTCGATTATCTCATTACCAACCCACCTTACAGCATAAAGGATAAAATCATTGAACGTTGCATTGATCTTGGCAAGCCCAGTGTACTGTTATTGCCTATAGATACACTGGGGGGGGTACAAAGGCATAAATTATTCCACCGTACACGGATAGGCGTATATATACCTACTAAGCGAATTAAGTTTACAAATGTTGCAGGCGATAACTCTAAAACGCCTGCTTATCACAATATAGTTTTATTTTTAAATGCTGAACGAAATAGTATCAGCTTTGAGTACGAATATAAGGAGAATTAACCATGAATACATTCACAATCGAATTTAAAGGCCCTAAAGACTTGGCAAAAAAAATTGCTGAGTATAACGAACTTATGAACCCTAAAACTATTGAGGAGTTAGCGGTAAAAGTTGTAGAGGAGCCTAAACAAGAGGTAAAAGAGGAACCTAAAAAAGAAACTGCACCAAAAGTAGTTGAGGAAACTCAGCCAGAACCTGTTGAGGTGAAAGAAGAACCGACCGAGGAGGTTGCAGAAGTACCTGTAACAAACTTCGAGGGCGAGCCTGTAGAGGCTAAGGCGGAAGAAGTTGAGGAACCTGCAGAAAATGAATTAGACGTAGACACTGCGGAAATAGATCCGCAAGTCTACTGGAACGACTTCAAAGACTGGCTTAAACATGTAGGTGCTGAGGGCGTGAAAGCTGCACTCGATGTGTTCCGTAATCATGGAGTTAACGGCAAGCCAAATTCCGGTGATTTAACACCAGAAATTATGCAAGAACTTAATGCGTTAATGGGTAAATAAACAGATAGGAGAACGAACAAATGTCTAACATAAATAGTTTTAAACAAGTAATTGATAACGTAACACCTCAAATTGAGGTGTTACAAAAGGCAATCGAGTTAGATCCAACTAACACTATTGAATATCAAAGGGCAATCGACTTTTGTGAAACAAATATATCCGTCTCCAAAAGCATTGTAAAGGCCATTAAGTTGGTTGAAAAAGAGGCTAAGAAAGCAGATAAAGCTGAGGAGCCAAAAGAGGAAGCTCCAAAACCAACTAAAAAGAAAACCAAAAAAGAGGAACCTCAAAAGGTAGTAGAGGAACCTCAACCAGCCGCAGAGGAAACTCCGGAAGATATGTTCGATATGTTTGATTAAAAGGGGCGAATGTCATGGAGGTATTAGCGAGAACATATATCCCTAGAATGTTTGATAGTGTGATATTGGAAAGTAGCTACGATGCAGCTTATACAACTATATATCATACTGACTGTAATTTTACGTTCGGTGGAAAATGGAAACGTAAGTATAACTATAGCAACGGTTATACAACTGCTGCGAAGTATTTTACTTGTCCAAATTGTGGCTATCATAGCGAGCCATACAGAGACAAGGTATTACATATAGGTGATGAAAATCACCTCATACCACTAAACATTTATGCAGAAGTAGTTGAGCTCAAAGACTGTATCGATTTACGTATCAGCTATAAAGCTATATCAATGCGATTGGACGGAACCTCTATTGATGAGGGAACACGCAAAGAGGTATTACGGTTTGACTTTAAGAAAAAGAAAGCCATTTACACTGACTACAATCGCCAAAAGTATGATCTAACTACTAGATATATTCGAGAACACTATTTCATGGAGGTCTTAAAATACTTCGGCAAGTCTTATGCTATGCATAGCATTAACAAAAAGCCTTTGAATGATTTATTCAGAGTGTTACGAGTAGCGTTCCAAAAGCGTTTATTGGCTACATATGGTTATAGTGCAGCCGATGTGTATATATCACCCTCCGCTAACGAGGAGGGCGGATATTTCTTTACGATGCTATTAAATATGGCATTAAAGATTGCTGCACCAGATATGCCTAGCATAGCGTATATACATCGTTGTGCATCGTATTGGAATGATAGCCATTTATATAGCAGAGTTATCAATATTCCTATTGGTGATAATGTGTTCGAGCTAACCAAAAAAGGAATGAACTTCCAAGAGGCCATGCGAGTAGTAAGCAAATCTCCTGACAGTAGATCTTTACGCAGGGCGATGGCAAATAACCCTTTGGCAGTTTGTATGTCTGAGGTGTTAAAGCTATTCAACGATGAGAACATCAGACGAACTATTATGACACTAAATCGATATGGTGTTCCAGATTGCGATATACAACGTTATAGCGGCAAAGTGCAACGTGCTAAGGACATAAGAAAGTCCATGAAATTGCATATCGATGGTTCAAAAGAATTTTGGCAAGTAATGATTGCTAGATATGGCGAGCCTGCTGCATTGCGTTGGATATTATCAGAGGACTTCAGAGATATTGAAGACTGCGTAAGAATGTATTCCGAATTGAAGTTGAAATATCGAGATAAGTTTTGGGGCAACAGGTTTAAATTAAAAGACTTACATGCAGAACTTATCAACATCTATAACAAACAGGAATACGGCGACGTAAACTTGCCTAAAGTTCCTGAGTTAAACGCCGATGTGAATGGTATGCACTTTATGGTGCCTAAAACTGCAGCCGATTTAATGATGATAGGTAAAGAGCTACGCAACTGCGTTGGATCTTACAAAGACAGAGTTATGAAAGGCAATACGGCCATTGTTGTTGTTACCGACGATAACATGAAACCTATTGCATGCCTTGAATTGTCAAAAGATGATAAGAAATTTACAAAACTGGTTCAGGCAAAATTATTTGGTAATCAATGCGTATCCAAGAATAAAGATATTAATAATACCGTACTTAAATGGGCTAATCAATTAGAGATTGAACCACGCACGATTGATGTGCAGGCACAAGTTAGCTAGGGAGAACATACGATATGAAATTACTTAAATTAAACTTGCAAAACTTCAAAGGAATAAGAAACAGTGAGTTTGACTTTGGAGGAATAGACGCCACTATCTATGGCGACAATGCCACTGGCAAGACGACAGTATTCGACAGCTTATGTTGGCTATTGTTTGGCAAGGATAGTTTAGACCGTGCCGATTTTGAAATTAAAACCCTTGAAAATGGTGAGCCAATTCATAAGGTTAATCATGAAGTCGAGGCCGAGTTCCTAAACGATGATGGCAATAGTTTTACTTTACGACGTGTGTATCGTGAAAAGTATAGTAGCCCTCGTGGTGGCGACACAAAACTAACTGGACATACTACGGACTACTTCGTAAATGATGTGCCAGTGAAAGAAAAGGAATACAAGCAATATATCAATGATGTAATTGCAGAGGACGTGTTTAAGTTAATCACTAACCCTCTATATTTCAATGAGCAGTACTCATGGCAAAACCGCCGTAAGTTATTGCTAGAAATGTGCGGTGATGTGGACGATGCAAGCGTAATCAATAGCAAGGATGAATTAAAACGATTATCCGAACTATTAAATGGTAGAACAGTTGATGAGCAACGCAAGATTGTTGCTGCAAAGAAAACTGCCATTAATAAAGAACTGGATATGATCCCAGTTCGTATCGATGAGGCTTTAAGAAATAAAGTGGATATAGCTGCAAGCGAAAGCAAGCTAACAACTGATATTGAAACCTTAAATAAATCTATTGATGAATTGGAAAGTCAAAAGGCAACTATCATTAATGGTTTTAGCTCCACAGAAAAGCGTTCAAAAATCGATGAAATTGGCCGTCAGTTGAAAGCAAGACAGTCCGAGGTGTTATCTATCTACAACTCAGAAAAACAACGTAAACGAGGCGAATATGAGGCTTTATTGACGCAATTAAAAATCATCGAAAGTGAACATGATAGATACACCGATAGGGCTTATGACTTGGCGAAAGATATTGAACGAGAAAGTAAGCGAATTGAAACCTTGCAGGCTGAGTTCGACACCTTTAATGCTCAAGAGTTTAACAAAGAGGCTTGCCCCACCTGTGGACAACCTTTGCCAGAAGATAAGCAAGCCGAGTTAGAGGCTGCGTTTAATTCTGAAAAGGCTGCAAAGTTGGAGGAATGGCAATCACTAATTGAAAGTGCGGAAACGCTAAAAGCCAACTATGAAGAACAGCGAGAAGAATTAATGGTCAAAGCCGATGGACTTACTAAAGAAATTGAGGACAAAACAAAGGCTTATGAAAGTAAATTCAAAGAATATGAAAACTATTTAGAACCTAATATCGAAGATGATCAAGATTATAAGGAACTAAAAGCCGAATTATTCTTACTTGAATTAGATGAGGGCGAAGAGACTGACGACAAAGAAGTGGCAAGGCTTGATGATGAGATAAGCTCAGTCAAAGAAAAGCGTGCAGCGTTAGAAACTGAGCTCAATAAATACACGTTAAATGCTGATATTCAAAAACGTGTGATTGAACTTGAAAACCAACAACAAAAACTTGCTGCAGAAAAGAATTTACTAGATGAAACATCTTTCTTAATTGATGAATTCGTCAAAGCCAAGGTGGATATGTTGGAGGAAAGCATCAACAGTCATTTTGAATATGCTCGTTTTAAAATGTTCAATGTTTTAGTCAATGGGAACATTGAGGAATGTTGCGAAACTACTTATAAAGGTGTTCCATATCGTAGCATGAATAATGCAGCTCGTATGAATGTAGGGCTCGACATTATTAATGCGTTAACTAAATTCTATAACGTTACTGCTCCTGTATTTATTGATAATGCCGAGGCCGTAACAGACTTTATTAAATGTAACAGCCAAACAATCAAATTAGTTGTAGACGCTGATTTTAAAGAATTAACAATGATCTAGGAGGTAAACCATGTCAAAAGAAGTTACCATAAAACAACAATCATTACCAGGCTTTCAAAGTGCCGATGGCTTTGCGTTGCTGCAACGTCAAGCAAGTATGTTCAGTAAATCTACATTAGTTCCACAGCAATTCCAAGGCGAACAAAATCTTGGCAATGCAATAATTGCATTAGAAATGGCACAACGTATGAACGCATCACCTTTAATGGTTATGCAAAATCTATATATCGTATATGGCAACCCAGGTTGGTCCAGTAAATTCTTAATAGCTACATTCAATCAATGTGGTCGATTTGAGGCTATCAAATATAAAGAAACTGGCAAGAAAGGTACGGACAGTCAAGGTGTTATTGCCTATACAAAAGAAAAGGGCAGCGATGAGGTTATATACGGCCCAGAAGTTACCATATCCATTGCCAAACAAGAGGGGTGGTACGACAAGAAAGGTAGTAAATGGAAAACAATGCCAGACCAAATGCTACGCTATCGAGCTGCAGCATGGTTGATCCGTACAACTGCTCCTGAAATTAGCATGGGGCTACAAACTACAGATGAAATTATCGACGTTGAGGGCAAAGTCAGTGATGTAATGGACGACGTTACAACTACTATTGAACATAATGCCAATAGCGAAGTGATTGACATTGAACCTAATGAACCAACTTTTGTCGATGCTGAGACTGGCGAAATATTGAACGCCGATGCAATGTTCAAATGATTAACATCGAATGTTTTGGTAGCAGTTCCGCTGGCAACTGCTACCGCATTAAATCTAGCGTAAACGGCGACGAATTATTGCTTGACGTGGGTTTACCTTTCAAAACTATTCAAAGGGCATGTAGGTATAATTTTCTCCACCTACTGGGTGCCGTAGTTACTCACCAACATGGCGACCATTCAAGGGCCGTGGCTGATATGTTAAAACTTGGCCACAAAATATATATGTTACGAGAAACTGCCGATGCATTACATGTGGTAGACGAACATTCATGGGTTGAGATAACTCCTAGGAAGTCTTTCAAACGAGGAGTATTTACAATATTGCCTTTTGAGCTGCAACACGATGTACCTAATGTTGGCTATCTTATTTCAGATGGCGAAGAGAAATTGCTATATATTACAGATACATACTACTGCAAATACACTTTTAAAGGTGTACATCACATATTGGTTGAGTGTAATCACTCTTACGAATTATTGAATAAGAAAGTCGAGCAAGATGAGTTGAGCAAGCAGCGAATGGAGCGACTTATTCAATCTCACTTTGCACTTGAAAATGTCATAAAATTTTTACGGTCTATGGATCTTTCACAATGTAAAGCTATTCACCTCATCCATCTATCTAATGAGAATTCGAACGAGGTTGAATTCAAGAAAGCAGTGCAAGCTGCAACAGGGAAGTTAGTTATTGTGCATAAAGAAAAGGGGTGCTAATTATGCGAGTAAAGTTTGATGTATTTATTAAAGCGTTGGAGGAAAAGCACCTAACGCTTATGGAGTTTAGCAACAGGGCTCAAACTATTCCACGTGCTTTGGTTTTATATCTAAGTGGCAAGCCTATTACGTTTGATAAAAAGCGTTTTATGTGGGCCGATGTGTTAGGCGTTAAGCATGATGATTTATTTTATTAAGGGGTAAACTATGGCGAAAGATCAATCTTATTATTTCAGTCATGACGTAGATGCCTTTAACGACCCTAAGATTGTCGCCATGATTTCTGAGTACGGCGTAATTGCCTATGCTTGGTGGTGGATAATCATCGAAAAATTGGCATCATATGAAGATTACAAACTACCTCTTAAAAAGTATACGTTCGTTGCCCTCGATAATGAATTAGGCATGAAAAACGAACAAAATTCAACATGTGTTGAACATGTGTTCAACAAAAACGAACACGTGTTGGAACAAAACACCTTTTGTTCATTTTGTTCATTTTTGTTCATTAACGCACTTATAAATGACTTCGAATTATTGGCATGTGATGACGAATTTTTCTGGTCGCCGAGTTTAACACGTCGATTTGAATTGCGTAAAACCAAAAATGAAGAAATTAGCCAAAAACGTAGGTTGGCAGGTCTTAAAAGTGGTGAGGCAAGACGTAAAAATGAACAAAAACGAACAAGTGTTGAACAAAAACGAACAAGTGTTGAACAAAATGAACTAATAAAAGAAAAGAAAAGAAAAGAAAATATATATTCATATTCATATTATAGCGACGCTGAAAATAAAAAATCAGATGAACTATTACATATGTTTGATGATGAACCACCAAAAACTGATCCATATAAAAACGTATTCAAAATTTACATGAACGATGTTGGAGAAATTTCTCCAATGACAAAAGAAAAATTAGAATACCTTGTCAATGACTTTGGCGAAAGCGAAGTTATTACAGCTATAACAAAATCAGTTGAGGTTGGCAAAGCTAGTATTGCATATATCACTGCCATACTAAATAACAAGATAAGGGAGGAGGCTGCAAAAGAAAGTGGAACCAATAGACGTGGCAAAGGAACTGGAAAGGCTAAGGCAAAATCAGATGGCTCGGACGTCGACTGGAAAAACGAAACAGGCGAATGGCTATGAGTTTTATAAACCTACATATGCTCCGCCTATTGTGATTGACCGTCAAAAGGATCTAAGCCGATACGGAATTAAAGGCCGATATAAGGATATGGACTTCGACAAGCTTAAAGAACTGGGAGCTCCTCCAGAGGATAAAGAGGCGTATAACAATGCCTTTAAATATTCCCTACATTTAAGCGAACATATCCGAAATGGTAAAGGGCTCATACTTATGGGGCCAGTTGGAACTGGAAAAACTAGCCTTGCAATAAGTATCTTACGAACTGCAATCAATCAAGGGTATAACGGCTACCTAATCTCAATGATA